GCGACGCCTGGAACAAGCTCATCGCCCAACCCTGGCGCATCATGTCCATCGGACTGCGCCGATGGGCCCATGGGTGCTGATCAATGAGAATTGGTATTAGCCCGGCGTAACGGTTCTCGCGCCTGTAGATGCCCGATGGCCCACTAGGTGGGCGTGACCCACAACTCGTGCAGACCCCGCCCATCTCGAAACCAGTGAACCTGTGAGATCGGATCCTGACCGCAGTTGGTATAGGACCGCACGATGCCATTGACGACGCGCTGGGCAGTCTGGCGACTTCCGACAGCGTAGGCGAGCAGACGAGGGGTCGTTCCGCGATTATTATACAAATCGCGAACGTAAATCGCATGTGACATGAACACTCCAGGATCGGTTAAATAACGTAACTGATAACTGTGAGTGCAATGCGCAGCTCGGATCCTAGTTCAGCGAGAGCTTGAACCCTAGTTATTGCAATCCTCATTCCATGCGGACAAGTGGCTTGATCAGCGCGGTCGCTGTCGACCGACGCCATGTACGATTGCAATTTGAGATAGCAAAAGGGTTGAGATGCCTCGCCTAGCTACTCTCGGTTCGCGCCTCACGACACTGGACACCCGAACAGCACGGCCAGTACCCAAGAGAGCGGACGCCGAGCTACTAACCCCCGAGCACGCCGCCTGGCGCCAAGAGGTGCTGAAGCGAGCCGGGTGGAAGTGCCAATGGCCCGGCTGCTCAGCCCACGGCAGGCGCGGTGGGGTCCGGCTCTACGCCGATCACATTGTCGAACGCCGGGATGGCGGTGACCCACTGGATTCAAGGAACGGACAGGCGCTGTGCTCGCCGCACCATGGACTCAAGACCGCCGCTGAGCGGGCGCGGCGCATGGGGTTGATGCCGACTTAGCCGAACGGCGCCTGCGGGCGTCCTGGGCCATCCCAGGAACCGTGTGCGGCCACCAGCGAGGGGTGGGGGGCGGTCTAAAGTCTGGCATGCCAGGGGGTCGCTACCGCACAGGGTCGCATTCGCAGAATTAATCGCCCCGACTGATCAAAATCAAACGGGCAGAAATCAGACGGACATGGCAACAAAATCAACTGGCATCGGTCGGGGTGGCAGGCGTCAGGGGGCCGGCCGCAAGCCCAAGTACGCAGGATCGGCAACGGCGACCGAGCTCCAAATCGGCGAGGCGGCACAGGCGGTCGTTGCAGCGATGCAGCAGCCGGGCGGCATCACCAGAGCTGCGGACCTTGTTGCGAAGGCCTACGCCACCCTGGAAGACGTGATGGACAACTCACCCTTCCCGGCGCCTCGCGTCACGGCGGCCCGCGCCGTCTTGGACCTGGCCCGCGAGGAATCGGACAAGTCGAACTTGAACGGCAAGAAGGCGGTGCGCCAAGCGGCCGCGGATCAGGCCACGGCTGGCGGCGGCAAGTTCGCCCAGCGGAGCGGGCCTCGGCTGGTCGCCAGTAACCCGTGACCGCAAAGCCCGAGTGGACGACGGCCTGCCCGGACTGGGAGAAGCGGATCGTCGCCGGCCGGACGCTCATTCCGTTCAAGCCGCTGTTCCCCGAGGCCGCCGAGGATGCCCTGCGGGTGTTCAAGGCGCTGCGGGTCGTCGATCTGCCAGGTCAGCCGACCTTCGGCGAGGTCAGCGAGCAATGGGTCTTCGATTTTGTGGCGGCCATCTTCGGCGCCTACGACGAGGCCACGGGCAAGCAGCTCATCCGGGAGTTCGGGCTACTCATCTCGAAGAAGAACACGAAGTCGACCATCGGCGCGGGTATCATGCTCACTGCCCTGATCGTGAACTGGCGGCACAACGAAGAGGTGTTGATCCTGGCGCCGACCATTGAGGTGGCGCAAAACAGCTTCAAGCCGGCCGCCGCCATGGTGCGCGCGGACCCTGAGTTGGATGCGGCCCTGGGGGAAGGCGGCTTCCTGCATGTGCAGGACCACCTCAAGACGATCACCCACCTCAGCACGAAGGCAGCGCTGAAGGTGGTCGCGGCGGATACCGACACCGTGTCGGGCAAGAAATCCGGTCGCATCTTGATCGACGAGCTATGGATCTTCGGCAAGCGCGCCAACGCGGACGCCATGCTGCGCGAAGCCACGGGTGGCCTCGTCTCTAGGCCCGAAGGGTTCGTGATTTGGCTCTCCACGCAGAGCGACGAGCCGCCGGCCGGCGTGTTCAAGGCGAAGCTGGACTATTTCCGGGACGTCCGGGACGGTAAGACGGTCGATCCGAAGAGCCTGGGGCTGCTCTACGAGTTCCCGAAGGCGATGGTGGAGGCGAAGGCCTACCTCGACCCCGAGAATTTCTACATCACCAACCCGAATATCGACCGTTCGGTGAGCCGGGAGTGGCTACAGGACGAGATGGTCAAGGAGGAAGTGAAGGGCGAGGACACCCGCCGGACCTTCCTAGCGAAGCATTTGAACGTCGAGATTGGAATGAACCTCCGGGCCAATCGCTGGTCCGGATCGGAATACTGGAGCCCCCGGGCCGATGCCGGCTTGGCTTGCCTCCCGGAGGACGACCGGGCCGGGCTGCGGGCGATCCTAGACCGGTGTGAGGTGGTCTGCGTCGGTATCGACGGGGGCGGCCTCGACGATCTGTTCGGGCTCACAGTGCTCGGCCGAGAGAAGGTGACGCGGGACTGGCTCGCCTGGACCCACGCCTGGTGCCATGAGGGCGTGCTGACGCGGCGCAAGTCGATCGCGGCCCGCCTGCGGGATTTCGAGCGGGCCGGCGAGCTCACCATCGTCAACGACGAACTCGGCGACATCGCGGAGATCGTGGAGATCGTCGCCAGCATCAAAGACGCAGGCCTGCTTGCCTGTGTCGGTGTCGACCCGGCCGGGCTCGGCGAGTTCATCGAGGCGATGGCCGAAATCGGGGTGACCCAGGAGGCCAAGCTCCTCGTGGGCGTGCCCCAGGGCTACGGAATGATGAACGCCATCAAGACCGCGGAGCGGAAGCTGGCGAACGGGACACTCCGGCACTCGGGATCGAGCCTGATGGCCTGGGCCGTGGGCAACCTGAAGATCGAGCCCACCGCGACCGCGATCCGGGCGACGAAGCAGAATGCCGGCGACGCGAAGATCGACCCGGTGATGTCGCTGTTCGATGCCGTTGTTCCGATGTCGCTGAACCCTGAGCCCGTCAACACGCGGTCGGTCTATGAGGGGCGGGGCCTCATACTGGTGTGAGGCCGAATGGGCATTCTTGATCTCTTCCGATCGACACCGAAGCCTGAGCAGGCCGTCGGCCCCGGCGTGATGGCCGATAGCGGTGCGGTCGCCTTCTACGGGCTGAACGACCCGGCGCTGGTCGACTACCTCCGCAGCGGGAACGGATCTTCCGCCGGAATTGAGGTGACCGTCGAGCGGGCCATGAAGAACCCGGCCGTGTTCCGGTCGGTCAGCCTCGTTTCCGAGGCGATGGGGATGTTGCCGACCCACGTCATTAACAAGGCGACGAAGGAGAAGGCCAAGGATCTCCCCCTCTACAAGATCCTCCACCGGCGCCCGAACGAGTGGCAGACCGCCTACGACTTCAAGACGCTGTTGCAGCTACGCGCCCTCGTTCACGGCGATGGCTACGCCCGCATCATCCGGTCCCGCGATTTCGCGCGTCGCCGCGACACGATCATCGGCCTCGTGCCGATCGACCCACAACGCGTCACCCCGATCCAGAACGCGGATTGGACGGTGTCCTACCGCTATCAGCCCACGAGCGGGCAAAGTGTCCTCTTCGCGCCTCGGGACATGTTCCACCTTCGAGGCATCTCGATGGACGGTATCCGCGGCATCTCGCGGGTTCGGCAGGCCGCCGACGCGATTGGCCTTGCCATCGCCGCCGATCTCGCGCTCGGGCGCCTCTACAAGAACGGCAGCTTCATCAACGGTTATCTCGCACACCCGAAGACGATCAGCGGCGAGGCTGTCGAGCGGCTGCGGCACTACTGGTCGAGCCGGTTTTCCGGAGCGGCCGACGCCGGCAAGACGCCGATCCTCGAAGAGGGGCTGGAATACAAGCCGATCGGCTCGACGGCCAAGGATGCGCAGTCGCACGAGACCCGTGGGCGCCAGATCGAGGAGATCGCCCGCATCTTCGGCGTGCCCCGCCCGCTTCTGATGATCGACGAGACAAGCTGGGGCTCGGGCATCGACGTGCTCGGCCAGTTCTTCGTCCGGTACGCCCTGAGTTCGTGGTTCGAGGCGTGGCAGCAGGCCGCCGAGCGGTCGCTCTTCAGCGATGACGAGGCCGACCTCTACGAAATCAAGTTCAACGCCGGGGCGCTCCTGCGTGGGTCGATGAAGGACCAGGCGGACTTCTTCGCCAAGGCGCTTGGCGCCGGCGGCCAGCAGGCCTGGATGACCCCCAACGAGGTCCGCGAAACGCTGGATCAGCCTTCGCACCCTGACGGGGACCGCCTCGGCAATCCGATGATGGGCCACAACGGTGGCCCGCCACTTCAAGAAGGGACGGCAAATGGCTGACGAACCCCGCGAGCCGATCCCGGCGACGCAGCAGGACCAGACGAACGAGCCTACCAAGGGCAAGCCCCGCCTGGTCGCGAGCGACGAACTGCAGGCCCTGGTGAAGACCCAAAAGCCCCGCGGCATGATCGGTCGGATCAAGGCGGACGGCGAAGACCCGCGCGCCAAGCGGCCGGGCGCTCTCCCTGTCCCGCACCGTCGGAACGTATCGGCCTACACCCCCCCGCCGGTGATCGACCGGTGGAACGCGGATGCGGCCGGCGTGCAAGCCGTCGAGTACGGCGACAACGTCATCACGATGTTCGGGCCAATCGGCGAGGACTTCTGGACCGGCGAGGGCGTGACGGCCAAGCGCGTCACGGCGCAGCTTCGCGGCATCGGTGCCCGCCCGGTCGAAGTCCACATCAACAGCTTCGGCGGCGACATGTTCGAGGGCCTAGCGGTCTACAACGTGCTGCGCGAGCACCCCTACGACATCACGATCAAGGTGATGGGCATCGCAGCCTCGGCGGCCTCCATCATCACCATGGCTGGCAACCGGGTCGAGATCGGCGCCGGCAGCTTCATCATGATCCACAACTGCTCCGTGATGGCCGGCGGCAACCGAAACGATTTCCTCGAAATGGCGGCCTTCCTGGAGCCCTTCGACCGGGCGATGGCCGACGTCTACGCCGAACGGACAGGGATCGACGCCAAGGCCATCTCCAAGATGATGGACGACGAGACGTACCTGTCGGGCGCCGCCGCGGTCGAGAAGGGGTTCGCCGACGCCATCATGGCGGCCGAGAAGACGAAGGTGGACGAGAAGGCCAAGGCCGCCGACCACACCGTCAACGAGCTTCGCGCGATGGAGCTTCAGCTCGTCGCCTCCGGCATGTCGCGCACCGATGCGCGGGACCGGATCAACAAGATCAAGGGCACGCCAGGCGCTGCCCATGAAGAGAGTACGCCAGGCGCTGCTCTCGACACGGACGATGTCCGTTCCGCCGCGCCAAAAGCAGGCGATTTCGATTGGTCCAGCCTCGCTGGACTGGCCGCTGTAATTCGCTCCTGAAGGCACCCCTCATCATGAAGCACGTCCCCATCGCGTCGGCTCTGGCCGGCGCCTCCGCTCTCGTGCGCCCGAAGGCGTTCCTGAGCCCCACGCTCCGCGCCGACGCCTCCGATCCGAAGGCCATCATCGCCGCTCTCCAGAAGGGCTTCGAGGACTTCAAGAAGGAGAACGACGACAAGCTGAAGGCCAAGGCCGACGTCGTGGCCGAGGAGAAGATCGACCGCATGAGCGCCAGCCTCGGTGACATGCAGACGGCCTTCGACGACATGCATAAGAAGCTCGCTGCGGCCACCATGCGCCCCCGCGAGCAGATCGGCGACCTGCCTCCGACGAACCCCGAGTTCGTGGCCGAGTACAAGGCCTGGATGCGCAAGGGCACCGTCTCCGCCGCCATGGACAAGGGCACCGAAGGCAACGGCGGCTACCTCGCTCCAGTGGAGTGGGACCGCACCATCACAAGCAAGCTCAAGCGGATCTCGCCGATCCGGGCCAACGCCCGTGTCCAGACGATCTCAGTCGCTGGCTTTAAGAAGGTGTTCTCGGACCGCGCCGTCGGCTCGGGCTGGGTCGGCGAGACCGCGTCTCGTCCTGCTACCACCACTCCGGCGCTGGGCATTCTCGATTTCACCCCCGGAGAACTCTACGCCAACCCGATGATCTCGCAGCAGCTTCTCGACGACTCTGCCGTGGACCTGGAGCAGTGGCTGGCCGAGGAGGTCGATACCGAGTTCGGGCGCCAGGAGGGCATCGCCTACCTGTCCGGCAACGGCACCAACAAACCCTACGGCATCCTCACCTACGTGGCCGGTGCCGCCAACGCTGCCCGCCACCCCTGGGGCGCCATCTCCGTGATTAACAGCGGCGCCGCCGCTGCGCTCACCGGCGATGGCATGATCAGCCTGATGTACGATCTCCCGTCCGAGTTCACCGCGAATGCGAAGCTCTACATCAACCGGCTGTCGATCGGCGCCGCGCGCAAGCTGAAGGACGGCCAGGGCAACTATCTCTGGCAGCCGTCCTACCAGCAGGGCGAGCCCCAGACCCTGGGCGGCGCCCCCGTCGTGGAGATCCCCGACATGCCCATCGTGGCGGCCGGCAACATCGCCGCGCTCTACGGGGACATGGAGGCGACCTACCTCATCGTGGATCGTCTCGGCATTTCGGTGATGCGCGACCCCTACACCAACAAGCCCTACGTGGCCTTCTACACGGTCAAGCGGGTCGGTGGCGGCGTCTACAACCCCGAGCCCATGCGCGCTCTCCAGATCGCGGCCTGAGGCCAGATCACAACGGCGGGCCTAGCGCCCGCCGGCACCCTCTCATCCCCAACGCTATGAGGAAGCCGATCATGGCCGTCACCAACGACAAGACCGCGGAGGGCGAGAAGCCCGCCGACATCAAGCCTGCGACCAGCGTGGACACCTCCGGGGCTCCGCAGCAGGTCGTGCCGGACGTCGACATGAGCCACCCGGCCGTGGACGACAACCCGCGCGCCAACACCACCGTCGACCAGAACCGCATCGACTTCAACGACCCGACGCTGTCCGGCGCCGAGGCGGTGGCCAAGAACCTGCGCGAGCAGGGTATCGGCGTCGCCGAGCCCGACGACGGCAAGAAGGCCAGGAAGTAGGCCGCTCCTGCCTGGAGGCGTTCGTCATGCAGAAGCTCTCGATCGCGCTGATCGCTGGCATGACGCTGGCGGTCGCCTCTGGGGCCCTGGCGCAACAGGGCACGTATCAGCCATTCACGCAGCCAGGCGGGGCAGAAACTCCAGCTTACGTCATCCTCTGCGCCACTGGCGTGAAGCGCGAGGCCGCGCCCTGCGGTGGCGCCCTAACGCCGATGACGGTGCTCTCCACCCCATTCGTCCGTTCTGGCACCGGCGACCCCATCATCTTCGACGGCGTCACCACCACGCCGAAGCAATTCGCCATCACCAAGCCGGCGGATGCGACTAGCTATCGGTTCGTGAATCCCTGCAACGTCGACGTCCGCATTCGGAAGGTCGGCAGCATGCAGGAGAGCGTCACGCTCATCACCGGCACGCGGTTCTTGGCCCGATCCTCCGAGACGCTGGGCACCAGTGCGCCGACGTTCGTGTCGATCATCGCGACGGCAACGCCGACCACCGAATGCAATCCCGAGCTCCAATATGGGCGGGGCGGCTGATGCGGACCCTCGCCCTCGCCATCCTCGCCCTGGCTTTAGCCAGCCCGGCCGAGGCCAACCTCCGCGCCAGCAGCCCCATGATGGGCGACGGCGTTCAGCGCACCGGCCCTGGCGGCCCCCCTGGCGCCCAAGGGCCGCAGGGTGAGCCCGGCACTCCAGGCGTTGACGGGACAAAGGGAGACACGGGCAATGTCGGACCAAAGGGCAACACAGGTGCTACGGGCGCAACGGGTTCTCCTGGCCCCACGGGTGCCGCCGGGCCATCTGGCCCGACTGGTGCGAGTGGACCAGCAGGCGCAACGGGCGCTCAGGGTGCTACGGGAAGCCCAGGCGCCCAAGGACTGACGGGAGCGAAGGGTGATGCCGGACCGGCTGGTGCAACAGGGCTTGCGGGTGCTCCAGGCTCAACAGGACCTCGCGGCGCAGACGGTGTTACTGGCGCTCGCGGCGCAGATGGCGTGGCTGGACCTGTGGGTCCGGCCGGCACTACCGGAGCAACTGGAGCGGCAGGCGCGAACGGCCCGGCTGGTCCGAAGGGGGATACCGGAGCCGCTGGCCCGACAGGCCCTCAGGGTGCTGTAGGGGCGACGGGTCAGACCGGCCCGGCTGGCGTCCCCAAGCGCGTCGAGCGCTACACCGCCACCAGCAACGGCAATTCGGTCGCCACCTTCACCTGGGCGGCCTGTACTGCCGCAGCCGACGTTGACGTGATCCCAATGTGGTCCGGCGACCAGCAAATCACTGGCGGCGTCACCGCTCAGACCCTCTCGGGCGCTACCGTGGCCGTCAAACGGTCCAGGGTCACCATGCTTGCCGGGTTTCCGTTCGAACCGGCGCCGTCCACGCCCGTCACCGTCCGCATCATTTGCAATTGATCGGAGCAGCTTTCAGGAGGGTTGCTCCTCGCTGACGTGCTCCTCCTCTTCGGTCAGATCCTTCGGGTCAGCATCGTCGCCGCCAAGCACATCATCGAGATCGTCGGCCAAGTCGCTCAACTGGTTCTCGGTCGCGAACACCCGGAGCAGCTGACCGTCATCGGTCTCGATCGTGAGCCTGTACCCGCCTTCCACCTCCTCGGTCATGACGCGGGTGAGAATTTTCATCGTGGACATCGCGGCTCTCCGTCCTGGTGGGTGATGGGCAACGCGCGGCACGACCGAACGACTCACTACAGGATGCCTATGAGCGTCACCGTCATCATGCCCGCGACGGCCAAGCGCCTGACGACCGTCGCCAATGTGCGCGGCGATCTCGGCCTGACCGAGGACGCAGCGGCCGAGGCACAAGTCCTGCGGTGGGTTGACCAGGCTTCCCAACAGGCCGCCACGTACTGTCGGCGCGTATTCGGACGCGAAACGGTGCGCGAGCGCATCGACCTCTGCCGGCATGGCTCCGTGACCGAGGATGGCGGCATTCTGCTCGACCGCTCGCCGGTCGCGTCGATCGCGAGCGTCAAGGTCGGCGGCACCCTCCAAGCGTCGGACGCCTACGCTACCGACGGCCGCGTGCTCTACCGGATGGAGGGCGACGAGCGCCGGTGCTGGAGCGGGCGCGATGTCGTCGTCCAGTACGAGGCCGGGTGGCTGCTTCCAGGCGAGGAACGCACCGTCGGGGGCGTTCGCACGGCCACCGAGGATCTGCCCGCCGACATCGAGCGGGCCGTGATCCAGCTTGTAGGCGTGTCGGCGTCGATGGCTGGGCGGGACATCACCATCAAAAGCGAGGACGTTGAGGGCGTGGGCAGCCGCGACTTCTACGTCCAGGGCGCGAACGCCGCGCTCCCTCATCCCGAGGCCGAGGCGATCCTGTCGCAGTACCGCCGGATGCTGTTCGCATGAGCCCGGCGGCGGCGATTGCTATGCTGGATCGGCAGATCGCGGCGCATGGGCAGGACGTCACATTGCGGCGCATCGTGGCGAATGCTTCCGCCATCGAAAAGCCGTCCCGCGCCTTCGTAAGGGGCTACCGACCCGATGAACTGACGGGCGGCATCCAACAGGGCGACAGCCTGTTGACGCTGTCGCCGTCGAGCATCCCGGCCGAGTTCTCCGGTGCACAAGATCGCCTGCGCATGAACGATCGCATCGTCGTCAGCGGACGGACGCGAAACGTCCAGTACGTCGATCCGGTCGAGATCGCCGGGGCGATCGTCCGCTACAACGTGGTGGTGAGGGGCTGATGGCGATCGCCCGCTTCAAGACATCGGGCCAGGACGTCCGCTTCGCCGTTTCGCGCGCTCTGGCGCCCGAGCGCCGGCAGCAGCTCATCGCTGCAGCTGCGCGCGCCGGCCTGAAGGAGAGCCAGGACATCAACGACGCGGCGCTCGGGCGCGTCCCGCCGCACGACACGTTCGTGGATGGTCGGGCGGAAGCGCCGCTGGAAAGCGTCAATGCCGATCGCGGCGTGATCGTGTTCCGCTTCTCGCTGGCAAGCGAGGTCTTCAAGTGGATCGACGACATGCTGATCCTCAGCTCGCCGTTCCTGACAGGCCGCTACGCGCGCTCCCACGTCTTCTTCGCCGATGGCGTCCAGGCCAGCCCGGATGCGCCGCAGAGCGGTGATGTATTCGTCTTCCTCAACGAGCAGCCCTACGCCAGAAAAATCGAAAGGGGCCTGTCGAAGCAGGCGCCGGACGGCGTCTACGAAGGCGTCGCGGCAATGGCGGCGCGCCGCTTTGGCAACATCGCCCGCGTCCGGTTCGGGTTCCGCTCCCTTCAGGAGGGGGCCATCGTCTACAATCCCGGGAAGATCGAGATGCGCGCGCAGGTCGGAAAGCGCGAGGCGCGCGAGATCATCAAGCGAGAGCGCGATACGCGCCAGCCCGCCATCATCGTCACGATCAACTGAGATGGCGCTCAGCGCGGTTTCAGCCGCCGTCGAGGCGCGGCTTGCAGGTGGCTGGGACAAGTGCCCGATTCGCACCTTGAACGACCTCGCCGGCGATACGCCGCTGGACGACGAGCCGTTCATCGAACTCCAGTTTCCGGTTTCGCAGTCGGAGCAGATCAGCACGGGCTCGCCCGGCACGAACGTCTATCGCGACGAGGGCGTCATCCGGTTCGTTCTGAACGAGGTCCGCGGCCAGGGCATGGTGCGGGCCCTGGCCTGGGTTGACGAACTGGCAGCCCTCTTCCGCGGCAAGTACTTCGACGGAGTGCGCAGCTATGCCCCGTCGCAGCCGGTCCTCGACGACCGGAACGATGATGGGCGGTATTTTCGACTGAGCTTTGCCGTCCCCTACGAGCACGACACGCTCGGCTGATCACAGCGGCCCTGCCGCTCAAACCATCCTCTCGGCAACGAGGGGTGTTCCGGGCCGCGCGCCGCGCCCTGCCCATTTTCCAAAACCATCAGGAGAGCACCATGGCTTTCGCCAATGGCAGCGAGCGGCGTACCGCCTACGTCGCCGAGACCGCATTCGGAGTGACCCCGGCCACACCGTCGTTCAAGCTGTTGCGCATCACCGGCGGGTCGCTGCGCAGCAACAAGGGCACCGTCACCTCCGACGAGATCCAGGCCGATCGCAATATTCGCGACGAGCTGATGGTCAGCAAGGACGTGACCGGCTCCTACGATTTCGAGCTCTCCGGAGACACCTTCGACGACTTCATCGCCGCGGCCCTGCGCGGCGCCTGGGCGACCAACGTCCTCAAGAACGGCGTGCTGCGCCCGTCTTTCACGGTCGAGGAAACCCTCAACTTCGGTGGCACCAGCTCGTTCTCGCGCTTCCGCGGCGTCGCGGTGAACAGCATGTCGCTGAGCCTGCCGTCGCGGCAGAAGGTGACGGGCTCGTTCGCGCTCATGGGCGCCGAGGAGACCTTGGACTCGGTGATCGTCACGGGTGCCACCTATGCCGCCGCGGCCACCACGCAGCCCGCGACCGCGTCGGCCAACGTCGGCACGCTCTCGGTCGGCGGCACCACGACCCCATTCCGGGTCAAGAGCCTCAGCCTGGAGGTGGGCAACGAACTGCGCACCCGCGACGCGGTGGGCACGCTCCTTACCGCCGAGTTCGGCGCCGGGCGCTGCAACGTCACCGGCACAATCGAGTGCTACTTCGAGGGCAACGATCAGTACCAGGCGGTGCTCGATCACGGGTCCGGCGCGATCTCCTTCACCGTCGGGGTCGAGGCGAACAAGAAATACACCTTCCTGATCCCGAAGGCCCGCTTCCTCGACGGTGCTCGCAACCCCGGCGGCAACACCGACGACGCGATGCTGTCGATCCCCTTCCGCGGGGTCTTCGATCCCACGACCCAGGCCTCGATCCAGATCACGCGCCTCGTCGCCTGAGAGATCCGCCCACAGGAGGCGCACCCATGAAGACCGTCACCATCCTCTCGGATTTCTCGGGCTACCCCAACGGCAAGGACGAGCGCGTCTTCGCTAAGGGCGACGAGCCCGAGCTGTCCAACGAATACGCCGACCTTCTGGTCAGCAAGGGCCTCGCTCGCGAGGTCGCCACCCCCAAGAGCCCGGCAAAAGCCGAGCCCGCCACCCCCGCACAGAAGGACGCCGACGCGTGAAGCTCTCCTCCCTCAAAGTCGATGCCGCCAAGATCGAGGGCGGCGCCTGGGTCGGGAATATCCCCGAGATGGGTGACCTCAGGCTGAAGGTCTGCGGCCTGCAGAACGCCCGCTATCGCCGGCTCCAGAGCAAGCTCACCGACGCGATCCCGCGCGCCAAGCGCCAGGGCGGTCGCATTGACCCCGACGAGATGGACCGCGTCACCGCAATCTGTCTGCGAGAAACCGTGCTGATGGACTGGAGTGGCCTGGAGAACGAGGACGGCTCGCCGCTCTCCTATTCCAAGGAGGTGGCCGGAGAGTACCTGACCAAGCCGGAGTTCCGGCGCTTCCGCGAAGCCGTGATCTATGCGGCCAGCGTCGTCGGCGAGGACGATGCGGAGGCGGACAAGGCCGACGAGGGAAACTCGCCGATCGCCTCCGCTGGTCCCTAAAATGGGCTGACCACCTGCAATGGCTGCAAGCCGAGGTCGAGGCCGACCCGGATTTCCAGCCCAGGGCGCTCCTCGAACAGCCGGACCTCTGGCCTCACCTGCAGTTCGCGAGTGATGCCTTTTCGGATCTCTCCTCGGATCGTCTGATCGGCGCCATAGGAGGCTGCGGCCCCATCCCATGGTCTGCCATTGATCGCTATGCCGAGCGGTACGGGATCGACAACCTGGACGAGTTCGAGCGGTTTCGTCGGTTCATCCGAGGGCAGGATCGGGTCTACTTGGAGCGCGCGGCGGAAGAGGCGAAAGGCAAGGGCTGATCGGTCCTACTCTTTGCGCGTCAATTGTAGCGATCTCCGCGATTTGGTTTTCGGGTTTTTGGGCGGGGCGTTGCCCAGTCCCTCCCAAAGCCGGCGCGCACCATGGCGCGGCGAACTGCCGGCTGCAATCGGAGGCCCTATGGTCGCCATCAACCAGATCCGCGACGAGTATCGCCTTGAAGCCTCTGCCGTCGGCGTCGACGCCACGGTTGCGGCTGCGGGCAGGCTCGCCGGCGCCAACGAAGGCGTCGTGTCGTCGTCGGAGAAGGTCGAGCGGCGCACCTTGAGCGTTGCCGCTGCTCTTGATCGGTTCGCTCGCGCCAACGACAACGCCTACAAGATGCAGCAGTCCGTCGAGCGCGGGCAGGCGCTCGTGAACCGTGCGATGGAGCAGGGCCTCGCGGGAACGACCGCCTATGATGTTGCGGTGTCCGCTCTCTCCAGAAGCGAGTCGCGGCTCGCCCAGGCCGCCGCCCAAGCAGCGCAGGCTCACAATGACAACGCCGCCGCGCTGGCCCGGACGCGGGCGCAGTACGACCCCCTGTTCGCAGCCCAGCTGAGACTTCGCGAATCCCTCGTCGCGATCGCCGACGCCGAAAAATCTGGCGCGATCTCGGCCAATCTGGCCATGCAGGCCCGCATCAAGGCGACCTCCGCCATGCGCGATCAGACCAGCGCCATTGAGCGCCAGTCTCAGGTCGCGAAGGCCGCCGTCGAGCGCCAGGTCGCCCAGGTCACGGTGACACCCGATCGCGGTGTGGACATCGCGGCTTACGGTGCGCAGATGGACGCCTTGCGCGCCAAGTTCGATCCGTTGTTCGCGGCGGGTCGGCAGTACCGCGCCGAACTGGCCGAGATGCGTCAGGCTCTGACCGTCGGTGCTATTTCCGAGGATGCCTACACCGCCGCCTTGGATCGCCGGAAGGCATCCTTCACCGAGCAGGTGCGAGGGCTTGGGCTGCTGAGCAAGGCCGAGCGGGATGCCTCCGCCGCAGCGGCCGAGGCTGCACGGGCGATGGAGCAGCGGGCGAGTGCTGCCGCCAAGACCGGCGGCCAGTGGGCGGCCTTGTCAGGTCAGGGTGCGGCTCAGGGGGCAGCTTTCGCGGCGAGCGAAAAGCTTGCAGCGCAGTGGCGTGCGTTCGGAGCGCAAGGGGCCGCACAGGTCCGCGCGCTTAAAAGCGTCGAGGTGGCTCAGCTCGCCAACACCAAAGCTACCACGCTACATGCTCAGGCGTGGACGAGCCTCGGCTATCAGGTCAACGACGTCTTCACGTCGCTCGCCTCCGGTGCGTCGCCATTTATGGTCATCGCGCAGCAGGGTGGCCAGATCTATCAGGCTCTCGATGGGCCCCGCGGCGTCACCGGCGGTCTGAAAGAGGTCGGGAACTTCCTGCTCAGGTTGGCGACACCGGCGAACCTTGTTTTCGGCGGCCTCGCGGTCGGTGCGATCGCCGCGGCCGTGGCTGCCTATCGGTTCGTAGCTGCGCAGCGGGATGTAGAACTGGCGCTTCTCGGCGCGGGCCGCGGCGCCGGTGTCACGGCCGATCAGGTTCAGGCGATCGCCGAGCGCGCATCCCGATCGAGCGAGATTACCGTCGCCGGCGCACGCGAGATCGAAAAGGCTTTCATTCGCACCGGTGGCGTCATGGGTGGCGTGTTCGCCCAGGGCATCACGGCGGCCGAGAACTTCGCCAAGGCAACGGGCCAAGACCGGGCCGAGGCCGCGCAGGTGGTAGCCAGGGGCCTCTCCACGCTCGGCTCGGGTGGGTACGAGGATCTGGCGAAGAAGGCCGGCAACTTCGACGCCGCGCTCGACGATCAGGTCCGTGCCCTCCTCAACACCGGCCGGACGATGGAGGCGCAGATCCTTGTTGCGGACCGCTTCGGGCAGGCGTTTGCAACCGCTCAGGAGAAGATGACCGGGCTGCAGCGATTCCTTGGCGACCTGGATCAGCGCTTCAAGAACTTGGCCGAGAGCACGGGTAAGGCCGTGGCCAACATCGGCAAACCGCTTCCTGTCCAGGAGCAGTTGGACCGGGCTGTCATGGCTCGTGGCACTCTCCGCGCAGTCGCGCCGGACGTCGACACGTCTGCCGCCGACAACAAGATCGCGGGGCTCCGTCGCGACCTCAGGAACATGGGCGCCGAAGCCGAACTCGAAAGTCGGCGTGTCCGGCAGAACGCCGATGCCGCCGCGAAGGGCGCTATTCAGTCCCTCGTCTCGGAAGCGGCGACCTACGAGCGCGTCCAGGCCCAGAAGGTCGAGGCGAACAAGGCGCTCAACGCGCTGGAACTGCAGGGCGGGGACCCGGTGCGGATCGCTGCCGCCTCCGAGGCGGTGGCGCGTGCTGCTGCGGCCGAGCGCGACTTCGCCGTTGCCGGCGGCCCTGCCAACATGGAGCGGTACAAGGCCAACGAAGTGCTGCGTGCCGGGCTTCAGGCATTGCAGGCGAAGGCTCCAGAGGAGCGTGCGGAGGCTGCCCGACAACAGGCTTTAGCCGCGGCATTCGGAACCGTCACCTCGTCGGCCGAGCGCACCAACCAGTCGACGGATGCTTATAGGCGGACGCTTGCCGAGGCGCGCCAAGCCTCTGTCGATCAGAGCCGGTCGATGAACGACCAGACCACGACGGCAAACGTCCTGGCCGAGGCGACAGCAAAGCAGGGCAAGTCCGTCGAGTACCTGTCCGCGGCGAGGAAGGTCGAAGAGCAAATTCGCGCTGGCACGTTCGGAGAGGATGAGCGGGAAGCCAAAATCAAGGAAGAGCTTGAGTCGCGGATTGCATCCCTCAGCAGGCAGACTGCCGAGCGGACGCGGGCGCAGAACGACAACGTCCAGATGCAGCAGCGGCTCAACGACAAGGTCGCTGCCGGCACCATGGTCTCGGCCCAGGCACAACGCGTCCAGGCGAGCGAGATCGAGCTGGCCAGGGTGGCCGTCGAGCGCGACGCAGCTTCGGGCGAGGCTAAGGCCGCCCTGGCCCGTCGCTACGACGAATTGCGCGCCTCCACTGAGGCGCAGCTGAGCGTCGAGGACCGCGCTCGCGTTCTCGGCATGACGGAGGACGAGGGCCGTCGCATCAAGATGCTGGAGCGCGAGGCCGAGCTCGTCGGCGAAACGGTCGTTGTGCGCGCACGCGAACTGGCCATCCTGCAGGCCAAGCAGGGCCTCGATCGCCAGGGCATCAGCACGACGACGCCCGAGAGCCGGACCTACCTCGACAAGGTCGCACTGCGGTCCGACGTGGAGGTCGCCAAAGCGCAGTACGAGCGTATGGCGCAGGACATCTCGTCGGTGGTGTCCGGCATCTTCGACGACATGTTCAAGGCCGGCAACAAGGGCCTCGATGGATTCCTCGACAGCTTCTCGCGCGGGTTCTCGCGGATCGGGACGCGGCTGATCGAGCAGAACGTCATCGCCCCGCTCCTCGGTGGCCAGGGCGGCTTTGCCGGCGGCGGCTCCGGGTTCGACATCACCAAGATCTTCGACACCAAGGCGATCGAGAAGGCCGTCGGCACCGGCGCCGAGGACGGCATCGTCTCTTCGTTCCGCGACCTGCTGAAGCCCGCGAAGGGAGCGGACGGCAAGACCGGCGGTTTTGCGTCTTCGCCCCTCGGCGGCGGGCTCGTGGCCGGACTTGCAGGGGCGTCCATCGGCTACCAGTCGCAATCCCCGCTCATGGGCGTCATGGGCGGCGCCTTGGCCGGGGCCTCGCTCGGGCCCGTTGGCGCGGTGGTCGGCGCCGGTGCTGGTCTGATCGGCGGCCTCCTTGGCCAATCGGCAGCCAAGAAGGAGCGCGCGAAGCAGATCCAGGAGCAGCTCAAGGCTTACCGCGAGGCCTACGAGGAGGCCAAGCCGCAGATCGAGGAACTCGGTCGCACCTTCCGCGGCGAGGCCACCGGCGGCGTCGGCGGTCAGATCGATGCCGCGTTTGCCCAGATGAAGTCCGGCGCCGTGACGGCCAGCAAGGGCGGCGATCAGGCGGCAGCCGACAAGCTGGTCCGCGACTTCGAGGGCTTCACGATCCGGCTGCGCCAGCAGTTCGTTGCCGGCTTCGAAGGCACGCTGCGCGACCTGTCGGCCGGGCTCGGGCCGTCCGGTCCGTTCGGACAGGCGGTGTCAGCGGTCGCCGTCCTGGGCGAAAGCCTCAAGTCCTTCGTCAAGGACAGCCTCTCCCTGCCCGACGTGGAGCAGAACTCGGCTCGCGCCCGCGCTGCCGCGACTGAGGCGGCCCTGGCGAGCCTGTCGGCGGTCGAGCCCCTGTCGGCCGTCCAGAGCGAGATGATGCGGATCGACGGCACAGCTGCCGGCCTCGGCCAGGTTCTGCGGGATCTCGGCATGTCGGCCGACGACGCGGCGACCGCGATCCGCGAGCGCACCGCCAAGGCGATGGACGCGCTGCGCGAGGCCTTCGACCGCGACCTCGCCGCAAAGGTGAACGAGGCGACCGGCCGCGGCTACCTGAACGAGGCGGCCGACCTACTCAAGGAGATCGGGACCATCAGCGCCGATCGCGCCCTCGTCGGGGGCGATGCCGGCCAGGTCGAGGCCTACCTGCGCGCGGCCGGCCAGAAGATCGTGGACGAGGCCGAGCTGACCGGCACAGCGTTCGACGACCTCGTGACCCGCTTCCCGACGCTGCAGGGCAAGGTCGTCGAGTTCTCGGCCGCGCTCGACACGGCGGCGGCCAAAGCCGCGGCCGCGTCCCGCGCGCTCGGGTTTCAGGATCGGCGGTTCGCCGCCGGTAACGATGCCTCGACGCTGGAGGGGCAGCTTGCCGCCTATGACCGGCAGGCCCGGCGCGAGCGCGAGGAAGAGGTCAAGGCCGGCGGCGAGGCCATCGCCGACATGGAGGCCGCGCAGCTCGCCGAGCGCCTCAAGATCGTGCGCGACTACAACCAGGCCGCGGCGGAATCGACCCGGCAGACGATGGAGCAGGCGAAGTCGGCCTACGACACGTTCGCGCGCTCGATCCGCGACTTCGTCGACGGCCTCAGCGCCGGACCGGAGAGCACCCTGTCGCCGGCCGCCCGGCTGGCCGCGGCGCAGTCGACCTATAGCACCCGCCTGACCGGCGCGAAGACGGGCAACCGGGACGACCTCGACGGGATCACCGGCAACGCGAGCGACCTGCTCGACGCGGCGCGGGATTACTACGGGTCGAGCGCCGGCTACCAGGGCGTCCTCAACGCGGTAAAGACGCAGCTGACGGCGCTCCCGAAGCAGGTCTCGGCCGAGCAGTTCATCGTCAACGCCATCGACGCCTCGAAGGCGACCCTCAAGGCTGCGATCGAGGCGAACTCGCCCACGCTGATCTCTGACGCCCTGACCATCAACTTCGACGCCCTCGACACCACGCTCGACGGGCTGCTCGACGTGGCCGAGTTTAAGGCCGGGCTGGGGCCGCTGGCGACGAAGGCGGAGCAGGACGCGGCCGAGCTGCTGTTCAAGGCCATCGACACCAACGGCGACGGCCTGCTGACCAAGACCGAACTGATGCGCGGTCAGCTCCTCACGGCGCTCGCCGCGAACAGCCCGGCGCTCATCGCAACCGCGCTCAACACGAACTTCACCAAGCTCGACACATCGGTCAACGGCCTGCTCGACTACGCCGAGTTCACCGCCGGGCTCGGGCCCCTGGCGACGAAGGCTGAGCAGGATGCGGCCGAAGCCCTGTTCAAGTCGATCGACGAGAACAGCGACGGGATGCTCAGCGCGCTCGAACTGCTGCGCACCGTCCTGAAGACGGCGATCGAGGCCAACAGCCCGGCGGCCCTGGCGACCGCCCTGACGGCCAACTTCGACAAGCTCGACACCAGCGTGAACGGGCAGCTCGACTACAACGAACTGACCTTCGCTATCGGGCACCTGGCCACGGTAAAAGAGCAGGCCGACGCCCGCCGGATCTTCGACGCGATCGACGCGAACGGCGACGGGCAGCTCGACAAGCTCGAACTCGTCCGCGCCCGCGCCGCCGGGATCGAGGTGCAGACCGAAGCGACCAAGACCGCTAGCGAGAGCGCCAACACCATCGCCAACCAGCAGAAGGCCATTCTCGACGCCCAGAGCGTGCTCCTGAAAAGCCTGGAGACGATCGGCACGCAGCAGTCCACGTTCCTCGACGCGATCAAGACCCTCACCACGTCGCAGGAGGCAACCCTTCGCGCGATGAACACGATGGCCGGCACGCAGAAGGATCAGCTGATCGCGCTCAACAATCAGTTCCGCACCGACCCCGTATTCCTGAACGGCACACCGTTGCAGAACAACATGGTCACGGCGCTCAACAAGATCGTCTACAACACGGCGAACACCGTCATCGCCGTAAAGAACAACAACTTCGGATCGGTCGCCTACGCCTCGGGCGGGCTCGTGACCGGGCCCGGCACCGGCACCTCCGACAGCATTCAGTCCCGCCTCTCCAATGGCGAGTTCGTGCTGACGGCCGAGGCGACCCGGCGCATCGGGGTCTCGACGCTCAACGCCATGAACGACAACCGTGGTTTTGACCTGCCGGCGGTCGCCATGCCGGTCCCGATGTCGCTGCCGATGCCGGTCGGCGGGGGCAGCAACAACGCCGCCCTCATCGCCGAGATCCGGGCGCTTCGGGAGGAGGTCGCAGCGCTGCGGGCCGAGCAGCGCGACGGCAACGACATCGCCGAGGCGGGCCACCTGCAGACCATCGGCGCGGTGAAGGGCACGACGGCGGCCGTCGAGGATGGCAACCGCACGGCCTCGCGTCAGCAGCTCCGCAAGACGGGGTAGCCGATGACGATCTACACCGTCGAACTCCAGGCCCATGACGGGTCCGGGGTGGTCTCCCTCTATGCCGCATCGGACCGGTACAACACCGGTCCGACCGACACGCCGGCCGACAAGCACTTCTCGCCGCGCCTGAAGGAACCGGCCTCGTTCGAGCGGGCGCTGTTCAGCGGCGGCGCGGGCCAAGGCACACCCACGGTCGGCTTCGGCGAGATCGTCATCATCAACGCCGACGGCGTGCTCGACGCCTGGGCGGATTACGCCTTCGACGGCCGGCCGTGCGTGGTCAAGGCGGTCGAGCCCGGCGGCACCTATGCCAGCGCGATGGTCCTTGTCCGAGGCCGGATCGAGAGCGTCGACGTCACCGACGTGTTCCGCACGATCCGGCTGAGGCTCTACGACCCGCTGATCGACCTGGATCGGCCGCTGCTGACGACCGCCTATGCCGGGACGACCAACGCGGCGGGACAGGGCGCCGAGGGCACCAGCGACCTCGCGGCGACCCTCAAGCCGCGCATCTACGGGGTCGTCTGGAACATCGCCCCGACCAACGTGAACCCGTTCGAGCTGATCTATCAGGCTTCGGACCGGCCGGCGTTTTCGATCATCGCCTATGACGGAGGGCTGGCCCTCACGAACGCGGGCGATACCGCGACGCTGGCCGCGCTGACCGCCGCGACGATCCCCGCCGGCTCCTACCGGACCTGCCTGGCGCTCGGGCTGATCCGCCTCGGTGGCACGCCGGCACGCGCCGTGACCGCCGATGTCGTCGCCGGTGCGGCGGCGGCCAACCGCAGCAGTGCGCGCATCGTGCAGGCCATGCTCGCGGACGCCGGCGTTCCGGCCGGCTCCATCGACACCGCCTCGTTCGACGCTCTGCACACGGCGGCGCCGGCCATCAACGGGATCCGCGTGCAGGGCGACGTGACGGTCATGACCGCCATCGGCCAAGTGCTCCGAGGCGTCGGCGCCTGGATCATCACGACCGCTCAGGGCCTCTATCAGGTCGGCCGGTTCACCGGGCCCACGACGATGCCGGTGGCCTCATTCGCCAACTGGCAGCTGCGCGGTGATGTCGAGCGGCTCGCGACCGGCTCGGACGACACCGGCATCCCGACCTGGCGAGTGGTGGTGCGCTACCGGCCGATCGGCGTCGTCCAGGGCGAGGGCGATCTCGTCGGGGCGGTATCGGCCGCCCGCCGCGCCGCGAACGCGCAGCAATGGCGCGAGGCGGTCGCCGAGAACCCGGCCACGAAAGCGCGATGGCTGACGGCTCGCGTCCTAACCGTCGAGACCGGGCTGGCGAACTTGGTCGAGGCGCAGGCCGAAGCGAACCGCCTGCTCGCCCTGTTCTCGGTCAAGCGGGCGCTCTGGCGCATCCGGGTCGATAGCCGCTTCGCCATTGGGGTGGAGCTCGGGGAGACCGTCAGCCTGACGCTCCCGCGCCACCTGCTGACCGGCGGCAACCTCGTCGTGACGGGCCGGGTCGACGACGCCAGCGCCAACCGCGTGCAACTCGACCTCTGGGGGTAGCCTTTGGCTCGCAACCTCGTGCTGCTCTACGAGAATTTTGCGGATGCCGCGACGTTCTCGGGGGGGGCTTGGCGCCCGTCTATGGACCTCAGCCGGCTGGCGACGCCCTACCTCGGCGAGGTGGCGCGCTCGACGGGCGTGTCGGCCTCGCAGACGCAGTTCGTCGCCACCTTGTCGGCGCAGGAAGTGGTCGGCGGCCTGGCGCTGGGGCCAGTCAACGCGACCACCGGCGCCACCATCCGGATCCGGGCCTACCGCGAATCCAGCCTGACCACCGTCCTCTACGACAGCGGCACCCTCGGCTTTCCCGGCGCCATCGAGCAGTCGCTGTCGCTGGAATGGGAGGACAACGCCTTCTGGACCGGCGTCGTGCGCGGCGCCGACGACGTCATGAAGGGCATCACGTTTTTTCACATCCCGCCCGAGCTGATCGGCGCGCGGTACTGGCGGTTCGAGATCAACGACGTCCTCAACCCGGCCGGCTTCATCGAGATCGGGCGGCTGTTCATCGGCAGGGCGTGGTCCCCGGAGATGAACTACGCGCCGGACGATAACGGCCTGTCGTTCGAATTCCTCACCGACGAGGAAGAGGGCCGCGGCGGCACCAAGTTCTTCAACCCGCGCGCTGTGCGCCGCGTGTTCTCGTTCGGCTTCCCGTACCTCCGCGACACCGCCTTCCGCGACGTCTTCCGCATCGCTACGCGGGCCGGCCGGCACAACCAGGTCGTCGTCGTCCCCTCGCCGGACGACCTCGATGGCTACCAGCGCGAGGCGATGATCGGGACCATCCGCCAGGCGCCGAGCCTGCGCCGCCTGTCCTCCCCCGCCATCTCAACGTCCTTCGTCGTCGAGGAATCCCTGTAATGGCTCTGACCCCCGAGCAGCAGGCGGCTTTGACGCGCCTGCTGAGCCTCTACAACAACGCGGCCTACGATCCGGACGCCAACCCCGGCGGCCTGGCCAACGGCGGCCACAGGCCAAACTTCACCCGGGCCTTGGCCGACATCGCGCTGGCTGGCGCCGGCCTCAGCGCCCTCACGACTGAGGCGGCGACGGCCATCGGGCAGGCGCTCACCGCCTACGGCTCGTCCGGCGCCCTGACGGCCGCGGTGGCCGATGCCGTGGCCGCCCGTAACGCTGCGCAGGCCGCGGTCGGCGGCGGTCGGGTTGGCCGGGACACCTTCGCCGATGTCGGCGGCGTGGCAGGCACGGGCCTCGTGTCTTCGCTCAACTATCCCGACGGCGCCATCGGCGAGGTCTTCACGGGCGCGGGCGCCGGCTACTACGTCAAAAGCGGCGCCTCGGGCACAGGGTCGTGGATCAAGAAGGACGACAACACGATCCCCGGCCTCGCCGTGCGCACGCAGGCCTACCCGGTCACGAAGCTCATCTCCGAGGACATCCTTCGCTACCTGTCCGACATCCTCGGCCGGTTCGACGACCTTCCGGGCTACTCCTGGGCGGGCCCGCGCGATGCGCTCGGCCAGACGCCGCTCGCGGTCGGCCTCGAAGGTGATGTCGTTCTGCGGGATCTGCGCATCGTCGCGGCGCCGTCGGACTCCGGCTACTCATGGGCCCTTATTGGGCTCAATGGCGTGGCGCCCCTCGCGGTCGCGGACGATGGCCTGGTCTGGCTCCGGTTGAGCCCGAAAAGCTGGATCGACAGCTACCGGAACGCCTACCTTCCGCCCGAGACCGTCATCGCTCTCGGGGCCCCGGGGAACCCGTTCGAGACGTGCCGGGACGGCGACTTCCTGCGGTACCGCTCCGGTGGCGACGGCGCGGCCCTGCCCTACGTCATCCGCACGGATCGGGCGGGCGGCCCGAGCATCCTCGACACGCCCGAGATGGAGGCGGCGATCAGCTACGGCCAGTCCTGGCGGTCGATGAATCACTACTACGCCCGGGAGACCTTTTACGACGCCGACCGGCAGGCCGTCCCGCCGACAATCGCCGACATGAGCGAGGCTCAGACGGTGATGACACTGGCTCGCGCCGGCGGGCCGATCTCGCCGGTTGGCGCACCGTTCGAGACATCGGCCATCGTCGACCTGATCGGCCTCAAGATGTCGACGGGCGCGAACATCGGCTACGTCGCGTCCCAAACGCTCGCCAAGCTGCGGCGAGGGGCCCGCCGGTACCAACGGCCGATCCTTGAGTTCTGCCACGCATACCCGGGCTTCACGTGGCCTCAGCTTCGGCCGGGCGCCTACTCGACGACGAGCCAGGGGTCGATCTCGCCCTGGCAAGAAGGCCTCAACATGATCGCCGCGGCGAGGGCCCAGGCGGCCCGCTACGGCAAGACCATCCGCTTTCGCTCGGTCGGTTTCACACATGCGGCGGCGGCCGACGGAAGCCCGGGCGACATGCTGCCCTATTACAGCAGCCTCGCCGAGATGGTGGCGTCCTACGACGCGCTCGCCCTCAACGGCCCCGGCGGCGATCCGCTGCACTTTTTCATCGACCAGACCGCGGCGAGCATCGGCCTTGGCAAGGCACAAGGCTCCTACCTCGAACAGGTTCAGTTCGCCGTCGACAACGCCGCCCGCGTCCACCTGATCGGGCCGCGCTTCCCGTATGGCTTCATCGACGACATCCACCACGATGCATTCGCCACTGTGCGGATCGGCGAGCTCGAAGGACTGGTCAAGCACAAGGTGCTCGACCTCGGCCAGTCGTGGGACTGCGCGCGCATCACGTCGGTCGTGCCCGAGGGCGGCGGCTTCACGTTCAACGTCACGCGCCCGTCCGGTTTTGACGACCTCGCCTTCGACACGACGCAGATCAAGGAGTTCGGGGACAAGGGCTTCCAGCTCCGGGTTGCCGGCGCGGCGATCCCGATCTCGCAGGTGACCCTCACGGCGAACAAGGTGCGCGTGATCCCGGTCACGATGCCGTCGTCCGGCACCAACGTCGAGGCGTCCCATGCCTTTTACGGCCGGGCCGACACAGCGACCGCCACGCATTCGCCCGCCTGGGGCAACGTCAAGCGCCTTGGCCCGCCGTCGATCTACTTCCCAAAGCTGACGGTCGACACCTGGGTCTGCGCCTACCGTTCCACCGTCACCGTGTAGAGGTCGCCATGGCGCAAACCCGTATTCCGATCAACTATCCGACGAACACCGGGCTCCTCGTGATCCCCGATTATCGGACCCTCATCACCACCAACCCGCTGTTCAAGAACGGCTGGAACATCGACGATCTGAGCTCCCTGACGCTCGTCGACGGCAAGGCCTCGCAGATCAACTCGTGGAAGCCCGGCGGCAATCCGCTGCTGCAGGCGAACGCAGCCAAGCGCGCCACCCTGGTCTATGACGACGTGCTTCGCCGGAACGTCTTGCAGTTCGCGAAGGCGGATATCGCATCGTACACGGCGCAGACCGATGTCTTCGACCCGAATGCGGTGTTCACGTTCGTCTCGGTCGTCAAGTTCGATGACCTCAGCGGCTCGCAACAGGTCTGCGGACAGTACAATACCGGCAACAACCGGGCGCAAATCCAGACGGCCTCCAACTCGCTGCGGCTGATCTACGGCGACAACTTCGTCGGCGTAAATATCGTCGCCGGTCAGTATTACCGCGTGATCGCGAGCATCGGCACCGACTACTCGCCGAAGATCAAGGTCGGCAACACGCTCGTCCTCGGCACCCCGACCGTCAACCGGCCGTCGTCCGCCGTCATCAACAAGTTCGAGATGGGCGGGCCGATCATCGCCTTCGGCGGCCGGCAGGCGCTGAACCTTTGGTACAATGCCGACCTCCTCGCCGCCGGCAACGCCGCCTCCCTGGCGACCCTCGAAGGCTACCTGACCCAGCGCGGGATGTGACCCGCTCGACCTGACACCCGCTCGCAGCGCCGCCCGGCCCGAGCCGGACTAGGCGTCTTTGGGCTCGATACGCTCAACCGTCAGACCCCCATCGCTGATCGTCTCCGGGATCGTTTCCGCGCCAACATGGCCGGCATCATGGGCCATCGCTTGCAGGGCGGCCTCCTCATCCTGGGCAGATCCTGTCCAAAGGATCGCGCCTGTCGAGTTCTGCCTGACCTGGAAAATGTGCATCTGACCCTCGCGCGCTGTCGCTGAGGAAAGCGCGGGGGCCGGAACGGTTCCTCGCCACCCGGCCCAAGCCACGACCACCACCGATCTCGGAGACGACCTATGGACACCACGCAGATTCAGCGTGCTCTCTTGGCGCGCGGGTACGACCTCGGCCCCGCCGGAGCCGATGGCGACGCCGGGCCGAAGACCATCGCGGCCGTGACGGCGTTCCAGAGGGCTGCCGGGCTCGTCGCCGATGGCATCGCGGGGCCGATCACGATCAAGGCGCTGGGGGCGGTGGACACCTCCGAGCGCCGGGCCGAGCCCGACCAGCCGCCGTGGCTGACGCTGGCCGCAGGCGAGGTCGGCACCGTCGAGGGCATCGGTAAGGCTAACAACCCGAGGGTGGTCCGCTACTTCGCCGACGCGGGCTTTGCCGGCATCAAGGACGATGCTGTGGCGTGGTGTGCCGCGTTCTGCGGTGCCGTGCTCCATCGCGCCGGGCGGAAGCCGTCAGGCAGCCTTGCGGCGCGCTCCTACGAGGCATGGGGAGTCGGGCTGAAGGCGCCGGTCTTGGGCTGCATCGCCACGAAGAAGCGCGGCAACTCGACATGGCAGGGTCACGTCGGCTTCGTCGTCGGCGCCAGCAAGGACCAGGTCTTCCTGCTCGGCGGCAACCAGTCGGACGCTGTGAACGTGGCCGCCTTCAAGCGGTCGGAGATCACCGCCTTCCGCTGGCCCTCCGACGTGCCGATCCCGGCCGCGTCCACCCTGCCCACGACCATTGCGGGGGCGCGCTCCGGCGTGTCGGAAGCCTGATGGGCGCCCGCGGTATCCTCCGCACCGGCTCGGACGGCTATGTCCTTTTCTGGTGCCCCGGCTGCGACGGCGCTCATGGTCTTCGCGTCAGCACGGACGCGGCGCCTGGACCGCGCTGGGGCTTCAACGGCGACTACGACCGGCCGACCTTCACGCCTTCAGTCCTCGTTCGATACGACGGCGCGGACGTCGGCAAGGACGGCGCCCCGCCGGCGGTCTGCCACTCGTTCGTGACGGACGGGCAGATCCAGTTCCTCGGCGATTGTAGCCACGAACTCGCCGGGCAGACGGTGCCGCTTCGAGCGTTCGACGAGGCGTCCAATGACTGACGGTCGACGCCCGGTCTTCCCGCCCTCGCCGACCTGCGCCGACCGGATCGTCCGGCACCTCGCGGAGCAAAGATATCGGGCGCCCTCTGGAGCGTCCATCTCGAAAGCCTCGGGGATTGGGGCCGGACGCCTCTATCCCGCGCTTGCCGACCTGGAAAAGCGCGAGCTGGTGCGCAGCCGCTGGGACGTCGCAGCGGCGCCGGGCGGGCCGCGGCCACGCCTCTATGCGCTGACCGATCTTGGCGCGCGTCACGCTCGATCGTTGCCGCCGCCGATCCCGCAGAACCCGTCGCCCTGGGCCCGGCTCGGCCGGCTGCTGTTCGACCTCTTCACCCGCCGCTGACCCTACGGATTCCCGTAGGTCCGACCTTCCTTGCATTTTCTGCAAGGATCCCCCGAGCCGGCCGGTCGCCGCGCACCCCTCCCACATCGTGAGAACCATCATGATCCGCATCGCTCTCGCGGCGCTGGCGCTCGCCTGCGTCCTCGCCCCTCCCGCGCTGGCGCAAGCCGTGGCGGACACCGCCGTCCCTCTGCCCTGGGGCGACTGGGGCGCCGCTCTCTTCCGTGCGGTCGTCGAGGCCGCAATCCCCCTCGCCGCCACCGCGATCGCCGTCGCCGCCGTCCGCCTGCCCTGGTGGGCGAAGATGTGGCTCACCACGCAGCGGGTCGACCGGATGGTGAAGCTGGCGGCCGACTACGCCATCAACGCCGTCGAGGGCGCGGCGGTGGGCAAGGTCCACAACGTGACGGTCGCGAACAAGCTGCTCCGCGTCGGCCTGGAGCGTGCGGTGGGCTCGACGGACGCATGGGTGAAGGACGCGGCCGGCGGACCGAAGGGCATCGTCGAGCGGCTGTTCCGCGAGTTCAAGTTCGACGAGACCGTGAGCGACGCGAACACGTTGTCGCCGCTCATCCGTGACCTGCCGAGCCTGCCGTTCGCCCGCTGATGTGGATCACCGAAGCCCAGGCCCAGGTCGCCGAGGCCACGCAGGCCGCGACGCAGGCCGCCGAGGTCCTGCTGCAATACAAGATTCTCGGCGTTTTCTGCGTGTTCTTGCTGATCGCGGTCGGCGTGCTGTTCTGGCTGCTGGTCAAGGCCTACGGCCGATATGGCGATCTGGTCGGCCAGGTCATCGTGACGGCCGAGAGCAGCAAGGCCGCCATCGCGGCACAGGCCGGCGCCCTCGAACGGATGCAGGTCGCGCAGGCGACGGCGGCCGAAGCTCTCAGGGAGCAGGGCCAGGAGACCGCCAAGGAAATCCAGGAGAATCGGCACACGGTCGCCAACCACCTGACCGGGGTGAACGCGGTGATGGAACTGCTGGCCCGTCAACGACAGGGGGCGGCATGACCCGATGGGAGCGCCTCATGGGATGGCTACGACCGAACCGCGTCGACGCACGCCAGGAACAGCTCGACGCGATCCTCGCCGAGAACGTCCTCGCCAGCAGCAAGGCCGAGGCCACGGCCGACGAGATCGCCGAGTCGGTCCAGGCCGAAGAGGCCGCGCTTCTGGCCGCCATCGAGGACACCCGGCTGCGTCGCCTCGCGCGCGAGAAGCGAGCCCGAGAGCGCGCCAGGCGCGACCCCGGCCTTGCCGCTGTCAACGAAGTCCTGAAGCTATTGGAGGGCCGATCTTGAGCAGGCTGTCGCAGATCGGCCGGAGCCAGACTTTCTGGATCGGGACCGCCGTCATCTTCTCGTACTGGCTGGTCGCGCCATGGCTGGATACCAACTCGCAGACCGAATGGCTGCGTGCGATCCTGATCTCGGTCGGCGCCACCATCGTCGTCGCCTACACGCCCGGCGTCATCAAGTTCCTGACGACGCCCTCCCCGGTGCAGGCTCAGCAGCTCACGATGGGGATCGTGGTCGCGTGGTTCGGTACCGCGATGGCAGGCATCTATCTCCTGCTCTGGCGCATGGCCGGCCAGCCACCGTGGATGGTCAACAACGACCTCAACGGCTGGTGGCTGTGGTGGCAGATCGTCGGCGGTTTCCTCCACCTAACGGCCCCGCGCTCAATTGAGAATGAGGTGCCACGCCCGAACTTCGCCCGCCTGTGGGTCGCCCTTCTGGCCGGCGTAGGCCTCGGCTACACGGTCGCCGTCCTGCGGCCTGACGTGGCCGGCTTTGTTGAGGAGCTGCGGCCCTATCTCAGTGAGATCACGTGGCGATCGCCTTTCATGGGCTGACCCTCGCCCACCATCCCCGCACTACCAGAGCCCCGCCCGGCATCCGCCGCGGCGGGGCTTTTCGTTGATCTTTATGAATGCGCCCGGCGTCCGGCTCCCCATGATCGGCCCATCGAGATGGTCCCCCACCTCGATTGCTGATGATGCTTATGACCTCAACTTGCCCCGCGGCCTCACGGCTCGCGGGGCTTTTTCGTCGTGACATCAGGATCGATCTGGCCGATGGTGCGGGTGGTCTCCAAGGGCCATACCCCAAACTTCGGCCCGGCCGCCTCATTGGCGCGCCGGGCTTCTTAGCATCTTGCGCACAGAACTCCGTTATAAGGTAGCAAGCTCACCTAGATAGGCGAGTCGCCCGGCCGTCGAGCCAAGCGCTCGCCTATCCACATCAGTTCCAAGTGTGAAGCACCGTCTTAAGGCTGCCGTCCTTCTTTTCCAGAACGTTCACCCAATTACCTTCAAACTTTTTCTTGGCGCCGTCCGGTCCTGGCCCAGTCATTTCCCACCGACCCGTAACGATGACAAGATCGCCTTTTGGCTGAGCAGATTTCACAACGGTCTTGTGGTCATCCCAACCCTTTGACTTAAGACTAGAGAAGAACTTTCCAATATCTTCTCCGCTTTGCGGCTTGCCTTTGGTGACTACGATTGCATCCGATGCGTAGAGATTACTGAGCTTATCTACCTCGCCAGCATTGTATGCCTGATCCCATCGATCGGCTGCAGCCTGAGCATCATCCTGCATTTGATCCGCCATGGCGGCCTGCGGGGTCGACAACAACCCGGCGATTACGGCGGCATGGAATAGAGATTTTATGCTCATCTTCTCCTCCCTCGTCGGCAATCGTTGAAGCCGACTCTGTCGATCATAGATTTTCAACTCGTGAATTCAAAGCGTCATTTACAAGCGTTTGATTGCATCAGTGCCAACCGCGCGTATTCATGTGAGATCGCCTAGCCCTGCGCACGGATCACAGCCTCGCGCTCGCCAATGTCCACCAGCGCATCCTCGACCACGATCGCCTCTCCGGTCGGTCGGATGCGTAGGGGTGGGGTGATCGGCATGGACTTGTCAGGCCCCCACAATCTTATCCGCCTCGGCCTCGACCAGCCTGCGGATCACAGACGGCCTATCTCCCTCGCCGGTCGCGGCCATGATCCGCGCGATGGCGTCCAGAGTCTTGCGGGAGAGCCCGACGCTGCTGACGCCACGGGCGGCTCGGGACCGGTGGGTATATTCGGTGCCTGTCGGGCGGTCAGCGAGCTTGGGGCGGCCCAGCGGGAGGCTTGGGCGTCACTGTCTCGTCAGCCATGTCCATCCTTTCCACGATTTTCGGCCGGCTCGGCGCTCGGGCCGTAGCTTGCCGAGTTGCGCCTGCGCATTGGTGCTGACGCCTGTCCTGCTCTGCGGGCGCTCGGCCACGTCGGCCGGGTCGAATAGGTCGGCGCGCTCGCGCAACCAGAGCGCCAAATCGCGAAAGCGATGCGCCGTCCCGTCCGGCGCCAGCAGGCTCCACTCCCGCGCGCTGGCGTTGGTCTCCCATGGGCCAGCGAGAGGGCTGTCGTGCTTGGCCTTTTCGCGCGCCTCGATGTGCGGAGCGAGGCGGGCCGCGAAGACGTCGACGGGAACAGGCTTGCGGACAGCCGCCGTGCAAGTCCAGCCGACTGTCTTACCGGTCTCATCGTCGGCCATCATGGCCCGAAACGTCGTCAGCGTGACGCTCCCCCTGGCAATGATTCGTTTGCCCCTTTCCCCGTTGTCCACAGGGTCGCCGCGGCTAGTTTGACGACGCCGCAGGTGGCGTGCGTTCTGCTTTCGTTCCTCGTGGAGACGGGCCAATGACAGCAGCGCAGATCGCCGCGATGATGGATATGACCGAGGTCGAGGTCGCTGCCACCGCCTACATCGAGGCGGCGCAGGGCGACGTCGATCAGGCGTTGCATTGGGCAGTGAGCGACCTGTTAGCGATGGAAGCCAAGCTGTCCGAGGCCCTGCGCGCTGTCTCTCGCGGTTATGTCAGAGGCGAGCTGCCTGCGGCCGCGGCCTGACCATGCAAGTCCGTCAGGTCGTCGAGATTGCCCCGGATGCCGCCGGTCTTGTCCTGATCCCGATCATGGGCGCGGCGCTCTGCGCCGGCTTCCCCTCACCGGCCGACGACTTCCTCGAAGGGGCATTGGAGCTGCCGCGCTGGCTCGCGCCCAACCCGCCGGCCACCTTCGCCTGGAACATCTCGGGTGACTCGATGCGGGCTGCCGGCATCTTCGATCGCGACCTCGCGGTGGTGGATCGGAGCCTGACGGCCGGCAACGGCAGCGTAGTCGTGGCGGCGATCGACGGCGAGATGTCGATCAAGCGCCTGCGCATCGAGGGCAGTGTGGCGCGGCTGGCTTTCGACAATCCGGACCTGCCGGCTTTCGCCGTCCAGGAGGCGGCCGAGGGCGAGATCTGGGGCGTGGTTCGCTTCACGATCCGCTGGCACGTCGCGCGCGCCGGACTGGTGCGATGAGCCGCGCCATCGCGCTGATCGACGGCAACAGCTTCTACTGCTCCTGCGAGCGGGTGTTCGACCCCAAGCTCGCCCGGGTGCCGGTAATCGTGCTGTCCAACAACGATGGCTGCGCCATCGCCCGGACTGCCGAGGCCAAGGCGCTGGGTATCAAGATGGGCGACCCCTTCTTCAAGATCCGCGAGCAGTGCCGGCGGGACGGGGTGCGGGTTTTCTCGTCGAACTACACCCTCTATGGCGACATGTCGGCCCGCACGAACGCGGTCTACCGCGACTTCGCGCCGGCGGTGGAGATCTACTCGATCGACGAGAGCTTCCTCGATCTGTCCGACGTGCATCCCGACCGGCGCGGCGAACTCGCCCGCGATCTGCGGGCGACGGTCCGGTCCTGGACCGGCATTCCGACGTGCGTGGGGATCGGGCCGACGAAGACCCTGGCCAAGCTCGCCAACCACATCGCCAAGTCGATCCCCGACCTCAATGGCGTCTGCGACCTGTCCGACGAGGACGAGCGGGCGGCCTGGCTCTGCCGCATCCACGTCGGGGAGGTTTGGGGTATCGGCCGGGCGTCGCTCGCCAAGCTCGAAACCATGGGCGTCGATTCGGTGGCGGACCTGCGCGACCTCGACCCCCGTCCGGTGCGCAAAGCGATGACGGTGGTGGGCGAGCGCATCATCCATGAGCTACGCGGGCTGTCGTGCCTGCCGCTCGAACTGATGCCGGCCCAGCGCAAGGGCTGCGCGGTGACTCGCTCGTTCTCCAGCCGCGTCACCGAACGTGCGGTGCTGGAGCAGGCGGTGGCGGCGCACGCGACCCGCCTCGGCGAGAAGCTCCGGCGCGGCGGCCTTGGCACGTCGCACTTGACCGTCTTCTACCACACTAGCACCCACGACCGCGGTAACCCGATGCGGTCCGTCTCCACCACCGTGACGCTGCCGGAGGCGACCAACGACACGCTCGCGCTGATCGCGGCGGCCCGGCACGGCGTCGAGCGCACATGGCGCGAGGCACCGGAGGGCCGCCCCTGGCGCTACTCCAAGGCCGGCGTCGTCACCACCGACCTGATGCTGCTCGACGCCAGCCCGCGGGCGCTGATCGGCCAGCTCGATCGCGAGCGCAGTGGTCCCCTCATGGCGGCGATGGACGCCTGTAACGCCCGCTTCGGCCGCGGAAGCGTCGTACCGGCGCGGGCCGGGCTCTCGGCGAAGCGGACGTGGTCGACGAAATTCGAGATGCGGAGCCCGCGCTACACGACGCAGGTGGCCGAGCTGCCGACGGCGCGCGCCTAGCCATGGAGCGCCTTTGCGACATCCGAGCCCGACAGATCGAGATCGCTTGCGGCCCCTGCCAGCGTCGAGGGGTCTACCACCTCGACAGGCTGCGCCGTCGCTTCGGCGAGCATGCCTCGATTTGGGACGTCTACCTGAAGCTGACCCAGACATGCCGCTATCAGCGCGAGCCCGGTAGCCGTGTCCCGAACCAGTACGGCATGGCATGTCGAGCCAAGATCGATACCTTGGGCTCGGTGGGCTCACGGGGCCTGCCGTCGAGAACCTGAGCCGATGTGCAACCTCTACAGCTTGATCACCTCGCAAGCGGAGATCCGCGAAGCCTTTGGCGTGGTGCAGGATCGGACCGGCAACCTGCCGGCGCTGCCAGCCATCTTCCCGGACCAGCGCGCACCGATCGTCCGGCTCGACGGGGGCGAGCGGGTGATGGAGATGTTCCGCTGGGGCATCCCGGGCCCCAAGCAGTTCGGCGAACATCCGGTCACCAACGTGCGCAACGTGAAGAGCCCGCATTGGCGTCCCTGGCTCAAGCCAGAGTATCGCTGCCTCGTGCCGGTTTCCTCGTTCTCGGAATACGCCGATACCAAGCCCAGGAAGACACCGACGTGGTTCGCCCTCGACGAGGATCGGCCGCCATTCGCCTTTGCCGGCATCTGGCGTTCTTGGACGGGCGTGCGCGGCACCAAAGCCGAGAACCCCGACCGCATCGAGGAGGAGCACCGATTGTTCTCGTTCCTGACGTGTGATGCGAACGGCGTCGTCGGGCCGGTCCATCCGAAGGCCATGCCGGTGCTGCTCACGACGCCTGAAGAATGGCGCACGTGGCTGGAGGCGACGACGGAGGAAGCCCTGGCTCTGCAGCGTCCGCTGCCGGACACTATGATGCGCGAGGTCGCGCGCGGGGAACGAAGGGACGGAGCGTGAAATTAGCTTCGATAAAGAGCCCTACGGTTCACGCCGGAAACTCAAGTATTGTGCAATCTTAGCTAACGAGGCCTTCAATGGACATCAAGGCTGGCGATTTTGTAGCAACAGACGATAATGAAGCAACGATGACCGTATATCGTGTCGAGGGAAGCAGGGCTTTATGCCAATGGTTTGTGGATGGTGACGTTGATGGAGAGCAAAAAGAAGAATGGTTTGATCTTGATAAGCTCAAGCAGCTTTAGTTTTATATATAATCAATTTTTTGATTTTCATATAAATGTAAAACCTTGAGGCTGGTAGGTTTTGCGATCGTGAGGCTGTGTTTGGCCCAGTAAGCGTCAAGCACGTTCATGGCCTGGTTGACGGTCTCGATCACGGTAGCGCTCCCCACTGCCCAGCTGCATATGGTGGCGCGCACCGCGCAGCCTATGGCTGCTGATCAATGAGCGTGCCGATGAGCCGCCACAACTCCTGATGCTCAGGACCATGCCGACCGAGGCCGAGGAACACGGGGATCGCGAAATCGACGACGTTGCCGCCGGAGGCTTCATTCGCGGTGTGCCGGACGAAGACATCGTTGCCGCCAGGGGCACGGACCAGATGCCAACGATCACCATTGGGGCTGGCGTAGAGTTCTCTTTCGTTAGGCATGACGGTCACGATCCTGCTCATTGGAAGGCCGCCTAGCAAGCTCCTAGCCGTCATCCCTTTATCATGCCGCAACCATTTCCCTCAGAAGCCCTTCGTCTTCATCTGACGGCATTTCGGGACCGTCGCTTTCTAAACAGAGCGTCCGCGGAAGCGCGGGGCCTCAATCCTTCGCCCAGCGCGCCCTGAGCGTCTCGTCCTTTTTCACGTCGTCGTAGAGCGCCTGGACCTCGCGAATGGCGAGATGATCATGGCTCCAATTGGTCTCCAGCGTGTTGGTTGGCGTGAAGGCGCTGTGCGAGGTGCCGCCGAAGCCGTTGAAGGCCACGAGGTTACCGTCCGCAGCCGGGTAGTCCACGCGATATGAGGGGGCGAACCCCTTCGTTCCCTTGCTGCTGACGCCGATCCGCACAAAGGCGGCGCCGTGATGCTTTTGGCAGAAACGCATGTTGCCGAGGAGGCGGCGTAGATACTCCTCCGGTTCGGCCAGATCCCTAAAGACGTCGGCGAGGGTCGCGTTGGAAGGAAGCTGCTTTTGGATCATGATGCCTCGGACGGGAACGACGGGCGCTCGCTTCGACGCCAGCTTCGCCTCAGGGTTCGAGAGGATGACCAGGCCGAAGCGACATGCGGACGCTGCATCATGCAGAGTGTGCCTTCGCCGCCTCTTCATCCGCCACCGCCTCGACGGCAGCGATGGCGTTCTCAAGTTCCGAGATCCCGTCGAAGGGTGCTGTCGGCAGGAAGGCTATCGGATAGCGCCGCTTCCATGATGAGGTCGCGTTGGCGCCCCTTGAGGCGTTCGAGCAGGCTGTCGAGGTTAGGCATGGTTGCGCTGTAACGAACGGCGATGATCTCGACAACCACACCTCCGGCGTCGACGAAATTCGAGATGCGCAGCCCACGTTGCACGACACAGGTGGCCGAACTGCCGACGGCACGGGCTTAGCCGTCGGATCTCATCGCAACATCCTGACGACCCTGGCCTACGTCACACCACGAGGAAATCGAGGTGAGTAAGCGCGGCCTTGGTGTCGATGATCGCGAATTGGAGGGCGGCGGAGGCCGTGCCGCTGCCGTCGGCATCGTAGGACAACCCACCAGTTGCCTTATTGTAGAGGATACGATCGCTCGCATCTGCCGCGCCGGTGGAGAGATCCTTGAAGGCGGTCTCTGCCAGGGCTCCGGCGCCGAGCGTCGTGAAGACGCTTCTGGCTAATTGGATCGCGTCGTCTGGCACCGAATAATCAGTAATCCGATCGATGTTGCCGCCGCCCAACGCCGTGTTGAACACGAAGGTGTCGGCTCCACCGCGGCCGTAGAGCAGGTCAGCGCCGCCCCCGCCATTGAGAACGTTGGAGCCGGCATTGCCCACGACCGTGTTGGCGAAGGCGTTGCCGGTGAGATTGATTGCGCCTGTTCCAACCTGGCTCGTCGTGTCGATTCGTTCGATCTCCTGGCCCGCGGCCAGGGTGTAACTGACATTCGTTAGAACCCAGTCGCTACCTCCGCCGGCCGTCTCAAACACCTGATCGCCCGCGTTGTCTACGTAGTACACGTCTGCGCCTGACCGACCATAAAGCAGATCGGCGCCGGCTCCGCCGTTAAGGACATTCGCCCCCGCGTTGCCGATCAGTGTGTTGGCGAACTCGTTGCCGGAAAGGTTGATCGCCCCCGTGCCGGTTTCACTCGTTGTTTCAAGCCGTTCGATTTCTTGGCCTGCTGCGAGTGTGTAATTGATGATGGTCAGGACCCGATCACTACCACCTCCGACCGCCTCCGACACTCGGTCGCCGGCATTGTCGATGTAATAGGTATCCGCACCGCCCCGGCCGACGAGAAAGTCAGCACCAGCCCCGCCATTGAGGGTGTTAGTTCCAGCATTGCCGACCAAGGTGTTGGCAAATTCATTGCCAGTGAGATTGATTGCGTTTGTACCCGCTTCGCTCGTCGTTTCAAGTCTTTCTATTTCCTGGCCTATTGCAAGATTGTAGCTGATGTTGATCACGACACGATCGGTGCCACCACCCGCTGCTTCAAAGACCTGATCGCCGACGTCGTTGACGTAGTATGTATCGGCTCCCCCGCCGCCCTTCAGGGTGTCCGCTCCTGCCGCGCCATCGAGCGTGTTGGCTCCGGCGTCACCGGTGATGAGATCGGCAAAGGCGGATCCTTTCACCGATTCGACCCCAAGGATGACGTCCGGCAATTGATAGGTATAGGCTGACGTCGTCGCGTTGTCGGTCCCGAGGCTCCCGATCAGGCCTAGGAAAGCTGCGCTGGCGACGGCTTCGACCGAACACCCTTCCATCGGCGTCATCAGTTCGAGGAACGACTGAATATAGTCTGATGATGCGTCGCCGCCGCGGTTTTCCCACCAGCGCTCAAGGGAGATCGTGACGCCGGTTCCAGATCCGCTGTAGTCCGCGGTATCGGTTCCTGCGCCCCCGAGGATCAGATCGAACCCGGCGCCACCGTCGAGTTTGTCATTGCCATCACCACCTTCGAGGACATCGGTGTCACGGCCGCCAGCGAGGGTATCATTGCCGAGGCCCCCCACCAGACAGTCCTGCCCATCGCCGCCATCGAGGCGGTCATCATCCTCGTTGCCGAAAAGGTCGTCGTGGCCAGCTTGGCCGTAGAGGGTGTCGTTGCCGCAGCCGCCTTCCAGACGGTCGTCGTAGGTCGCCCCCGCGTTCTGAGGTTGGACGGGCTTGCTCGGATCGCAGCAAACGTCGGGGTTGGTGTCGGCGGTCGGCTTCAGATCGCCCGTTCCTAAGCGGACCGTCGAATTCGGGTCCGCCTCGCCCCAGATCACATCGGCACCGTCGCAACCGATCAACCGGTCGCTGCCGTCGCGACCCTCAATGACGTTGGCTCCCTCGCCGCCGCGGATGACGTCGTCGAAAGCCGAACCCACCACGCCTTCGATATCGATGAGGACATCGCCGATCGACTCGGCTGTGGTGATGGTCACGCCGTCGATGACCGGCGCATTGCCCTCGCCGCGTAGGAGGTCGGCAGAGATCGAGGTTTTGGCATCCCGGTAGGAGGCGATGTCGAAACCAACGTTGCCGTCCAGGACATCCCTGCCCTCGCCGCCGACGAGGATGTCGCGGGCCGCGGTCCGATAATAGACATCGCTTAGGACATCATCCGGCGAGTAGGTGTCGCCCACGAGGATGTCGTCTCCCACACCCCCATCGAGAACGTCATTGCCCAGGCTTCCCTGAACGACGTCGTTGCCGCCGTTGGCGAAAACGGTGTAGTTGTATGTATTCGCTCCTGGGACAGGTGAAGTGCCATAACCCGACGAAAACACCGTGATCTCGTCGGCAAACTCCGAGCCGATCACCCCTTCGATCGTGAATCCAGTATAAGTATCCTCGAATAACGGCGTCACAACATCTGTACCATCCGCTTTCAACATGCGTGCGCCGGATTGCATGCCGTTAAAGGTCGCTAGCCCAATGGAAAGATATTGTCCATTTTGGAACAGTCCTGCTCCGAGCCCACTGTAATCAACGAAATCGCGCCCGGCGCCTCCATCGATACTATTCTTGCCGAGGCTGCTGACGAAAACCTCGTCTCTGCCCGATCCCGCGATTTTGTCGTCGAGGGTCGTGCCTTGATACTCCTCGATTCCGGTAAGGATGTTGAGTTCTTCACGAAGCTCGCCGGCATCGAAACTGCCGTTCTGGTTTGCGTCGTTCCAGAACATATACAATGCGACGCCATCGTCGGCCTTCAACTGCCCGGCCGGGAGATTGAATATCGCAGCGAGTTGTGTCGCGCGCGCCCCGTAGCCGATCTCGAAGGAGGCTTGGACTCCCGCTGGTGCGGTGCCAGTAGGCAGTGCAGCGTAGCCGGGCAACAAGGTTGCTGCCACATAGCGATCTGCCCCACCGCGGCCATCGTAAAGATCAACGATATCTGAGCCCGTCGAGCCGACGAAGACGCCGTGGGAAAAAACGTTACGGTGAATGTCGCCTTTGATTATGTCGGAATAAGCAGTTCCGACGATACCTTCGATGTTGTAGATTGACGATCTATTTAATGTCACCGCGAACGTTTGTCTATTTACATAAGAAACATCGAATCTGTTCAATTCAAAATCGACAAATATATTGTATGAATAGTTTGACAGATTGGCGACATGCGGGATGCTGTTGACGGTGTCGAAACCGTGGCCGCCATCGACATAGTTGGTTTCTGCTGTCGGGATCGATCCAGCCGCACCTTGAAAAGCCGCAAAGGGTGATAGGTCGTCGTCCCCGTCGCCGCCATACAGTGAATCGTTTCCACCACCCCCAAGCAAGACGTCATTGCCGATGCCGCCATAAATCCTGTCGGTGCCGATGCTTCCACGCAAGGTATCGTTACCGTCTAATACCAAGCCTCGCTGAGCAGGACTCACGCGGGGTAGCGTCAGCATCTCGGTCGTGATTCCTTCCTTGGGTTTGGAGCCTGAGGAGGATGCGATGGCTGCTC